GGTGCGGCTGAGGAAGTAGCGGTAGGTGAAATCGACGACGAAGGGCTTACTCCAGCAAACTTGCCTCCGTTAGATGTGCAAGACAACAAAAAAGAAGCGCGTTTTAAACCTACCACTCGTAAAGGCACTCTAAAGCCGTACGTTGTCTACGTACCGAATGAACCAGCGACGTTCTATTCACTTAAAAGAACAGCCGACAGAGCAAGTTCTACTACGAAAGATGCGATGGTTGTAGAGGTTAAAGACTTAAACGCTAGACAGCAAAATGCGTTAGAACGTAAAGCCGAAAATGTTCGTTTAGGTAAGAAACGCAAGGCTACACAAAAGATAGTAGATAAAGCGAAAGGCATAGACCGTAAAAAACCTGCAGAATTACCGTCCATAGCAGGAGTACCTTATGAGGTTGTAGCTAACAAACGAAATCAAGCTGCTTCTGAGGTTGTTGCCCTATCTAACTATGACCCTAAGACGTTAAAAGAAATAAATAACAGGCTTAAGCGGCGCGGCCAAACTAAGAAGTGGCAGGCACTGACCGAAGAACAAAGAACACAAGTAGGTATAGATGTATCTGCAGATGTCATAGCCAAACGTAATCCTGAGTTGTTAAGACTACAGAAGCTGCTAGGTATTGGCTACGACATAAATCCTGTACTTGATCTACCACTTGAAGAAGAAACTATTGCCTTGTTGCGTGAAGGTAAATTGCAAGAAGCATTAGAAGCCGTAGCCAAAACAATACCAGACGCCAAACTTAGCGATGCTGCACGTAGGCTGGCAAGTGTCGTGGGCGATACCCGCGTGATTATCGTACCTAAAGAACCTGCTAACCCGGTTGATCGGTTGTACCGAGAAAAGTTAGAAGACGTTACTCAAGAAGAACTTGATAAGTACGGGCCTACCGTAGGGCTGTATAGTTTTGATACGAGTGTAGGTGAGTTAAACAACATAATCCTGTTAGATGAAGACGTTACCCACAAAAACAAAACTTATACCGGGTTAACGGCTGCTACGTTGCTACACGAAATGACTCATGCTGCTACCTATAAGAAGCTGCGAGACGCCCCTAACAGCCCACAGATTGTGCAGCTTAGAAATATGTACAACGCTGTTAAGAACTTATACTTAAGTAAGTCTTATGGAGTAACCAACCTAGACGAATTTATTGCAGAAGCGTTTAGTAACCCTGCGTTCCAGCAAGAACTTGCTACGATAAATGTAGAAGGTAGCAACGTCAGTCTCTGGCAGAAATTTAAAAACGTAGTTTGGAATATATTACAGACTGTAAAAAACCGTAGTACAAATAATACGGTACCCATAAACACAGTCAAAATGTCTGATGAAGTTCAGTCTATTATTAATACGTTACTGTCACCAAGTTATAACACTAGAAACACCGGGGTGTTGTTAGAGGATACTACCTACGAAGGCGTCACCACAATGATGCGTAAGATGGGTAGCGTGCAGAAGACGTTTAAACCAATAGATAAGGAGTTCAGAGAAGGTTTCGTAGATGAAAGTGTAGAATTTTTAAACAGTGGCGTAGCTGATAACGCTCAAAAATTCTTCTTTAAGGGTATACCTTCGTTAGCTATGTCTGATGTAGCTGGTTGGTATAACAAAAGACTAGGTGAGATTGGCCTAAAACTTCATGTCCTAATGGAGAAGCAACGAGGCGCATTGACAGATATTGACGCTAAATCACTAGCAGCCGCTGTACAGGTTCGTAAATGGGTTAAACCTACTTGGTGGAAACCTGCGTCTATGCAGTCAAAGAGACGGCAAGAAGAAGTCCAAATACTGCATGACATAGCTGAGATCAGTACGATAGAAGAAGTAGACCCTAGACTTAGTAGGCAGGCTGCGAAAGAAAAGTATAGTAGTAATAAGTTTAAGATTTGGGAAAGCATGCGTCCTAAATGGAACAAGCTAGAGGCTAGTGGCGGTCAGAAAATATACGATGCGATGCTACGTACTAACGACGAAGCGTACAACCGACTGGTAGCTACTATTGGTAAAACTATAAACTCGTTAGACGCTAGTGAAGATACGAAAGCTAAACTTACTGGGGTCTATAAAGAAATGCTGAAAGGGCGTAAAGACCCGTACTTTGCGCTTACTCGATCAGGCAAGTATAAACTTGCTTTTGCTGCGTTTAACCCAGAAACAAATTCTACTGAAGACGTGTTCCTGATGTTTGAGACAAACAGGGGCCGCGAAAGGTTCATAAAAGAGGTGTTATCTAAAGAAGGGTCAGTAGTACGGCACGTAACAGGCAAGCAAAAAGGCCAGATAAAATACAATATATACGATACCGATAAGAGCAACGTAAAGTATAGGTCTGCACCATCTACGCAATTCGTTAACGACATACTTAAGGCCATACCTAAAACCGCTGATAGTGCTAAGTTAGAAACGGCAGTTGTAGATTTGTTCATCGAAGCGATGCCTCAAACAGCTTTTGCCAAGTCTTTCCAAAAGCGCCAAGACATTGCGGGTTATGACACTAATTTTACTGCTTCCTTTGAGACTAAGCTGTATGACCTCAACCGCAAAATAGTACGTACGGAGTTTACCAACGAGTTCTACGAAATAGAGCGGGAGCTTGCGGAAGTATCTGACCAAGACCTTAGAAATAAAACTGGTGGTGGTATAGAAGCTAGGACTAGCTTGATAGAACGGGCAGAGTTCGCACGCAACCCGCCCCGCGATGGGTTTGCACAATCCGCTAACCGTATGGCCTTCCTATGGACTATCGGGTTCAATACTTCTTCTGCGCTAGTTAACTTGTCTCAAATACCTTTGTTTGTCATGCCGTACCTATCAGGTAAGTACGGTGTTGGAGAGTCATTAGCAGCTCTACGCCTAGCTTCTAGTTATATAACTAGTGCAGGTTTCAGCCGTACGTTACGCCCCGTTGCATCTATAGACGGGCAAGAACAAATTGACAAGTTCAGCCTGCCTTCAATAGACAACTATTATGACGTAGACGCTAATGGCAATCTTAAAGTACGTAAGTCATTAAATTTACCTGCAAAGCGTGTAGAGTTCCTAAACAATATTGCGCCCTTGGTAAAGAAGGCTCTAGGACGTAACCAAATACGGTCTTCCTCTTTCGCAGATAACTTAGGAGTAGATCAATCGGGTAAAGGTAAAAACGTTATTGACGTAGTAACTTCTATGTCAGCTTTGATGTTCCATCAAGTAGAACAATACAACCGACAAATCACCTTAGTGGCTACCTACCAGTTAGAACTTGAACGTGTTAAGCAAGAAAAACCAAACCTAAGCCTGCTGCAACAGCAAGAATTAGCTGCTGAAAACTCGTTACTACTTACTCAAGAATTGAACGGGGGTGCTGTATTAGAGACCGCTGCTCCAGTAGCTCAAACGGGGCTTGGTCGTGTTGCCTTCATGTATAAAGGTTTCGGTATACAGATGTACTACACGATGTTCAAGACTGCTAGGAAGCTACTTACCAATATGTACAACCCGCTTAAAACGGATAGCAGTGCGGAACGAGCTAAGAAGAAAGAGCTGTTCCAAGAAGCTATGGGCCAGTTGGCAGGGGTGCACGGTACAGCATTATTCTTTGCGGGAGTGCAGGGTATACCGTTATATGGGTCAGTCGCCTTGGTATATAACTTACTGAAAGGTGATGACGAAGATAATTTTGAAGAGGTTACTCGCAAAACTATGGGCGAGGGGTGGTATAAAGGTACCCTTACTGCGTTGTTAGGTGTAGACGTATCCCAGCGAGTTCAGTTAACTAACCTACTGTTTCAAGCTAATAGGTATAGTGATAACCCATCCCCTGAAGAACGGGTAGGGTATTACTTAGGTGGCCCAGCATGGAGTGTAGGTAAGCAAATAATTCGTGGGGGAGAAGAAGTACTTAATGGAGACTTGCAGCGCGGCATAGAGACCATGACCCCTGCGGCCATCAAGAACATCATGAAAGCATACCGGTTTGACGAGGAAGGTGGAGCACTTACTAGGCGTAAGAACCCTATACTGGATGACATAACAGAGGGACAGTTGTTGGCCCAGATAGTTGGTTTTGCTCCATCAGAGTACACAAAGAACCAAGAACAAGCGCAAAATGCTAAACGTATCGGTGCAGCTTTGACCAACAAGAAAAGCCAACTACTTCGTAAATTTAACCTTGCGTTCTTCCACGGTGACTTCGACGAGAAACGTCAAATCATTAAGGATATAGAAGCATTCAACAAACGAGTTAGTAAAAAATTCCCACGCGCTGCTATACAGCCTACGAGCCTAGAGAGATCCATGAAAAACTTCCAGCGTGCGGCAGTGACATCCTATAACGGAGTGTCTATTAACCCAGCCGTCCGAAACAATTTGATAGAATACATAGATAGCAACACCCCTGTAATCCTATCGATGGAAGAAGACTAGTCGTTTATACGTAAGTTTTGTTCTTGGTCTAATACTTGTAACACTGACAGCACTAGTTGATCGTCACTTGCATCTAATACGTTACTATCACGGAGTTTGACTAGCGTCATCCATGCTAATAGTAGGTCGTTTCTTGTTGGTTCCATAGATACTCCTTGATGCAGAAGACGAGATACCCCCTCCGAAGAGGGGGGTGCTCGAAGAGCAGGAGGGTGACAGAACGCTGTGCGAGAAGGAGGACGAACTGTCTAGGCCAATATATCATAAAATACGCCAAACACGAACACCCCATTTATCGCCTACCACACCTATCCTAGTCTCTATACTCCAACCCCGTTCTGCTGTTATTTTCTTTACCTGACTTACTGCTTTGTTGGTATTGATGCAGGGGACAAATATAGACATACCCACCTGCATATCATGCCAATTCACTACAACCCGAACCCCGTCAGGGTCTAGGTCATACGTCCTCAGTATTCCGCGAACCATCATCTTCCTCAGTAAGCTGTACTATAATTACATCTTGCGGGTTCATCTGGAAGTGCGTACCCCTGCCTAAACGTACCTTTGCCCTCTTCGCATTTAACTTACTTATCAGGTCAGCAACAAAAGCACCATAGTTGATCTGCTGTGTACCGCACCATATACGAAACGGTTTCGGTACTAGATACAGCTTTTTCAAGTCTGTTTCGTACCTAGCCACTAATTTGTTGCGAGGTATAGCCTCGGGCTGTATTAAGGAATCCATCGCTGAACCATCTTGCTTACGTAAATCACTGGTGCTTTTTATCTTTAAGATGTTATCGTAATGCTCATTGATGTATTCGTTTAACGTTTGCTCCAATGATACCGCCATATCTCCCGCACGACGTTTGTTATCTATAAGCCTATCTACTATCCAATTCGTAACAGCACCCATATCATAAGGTAACAACCCTAAGCGGGTAGCAAGAACACCTCCAGCAATACTTGCAGTAGCCCCTGCCGACCAATAACGATTCTCAGAAGATAGACCAGCTTTTTTATCTATCCGTAACTGTACTTCTTTCACTAAAGCCTCTGCTTGTATCGGGTTCTCCATAATATACTTAACAATTATAGGCCCAGCGTGCCCATAACATTTTTCTAACGTTGCGCTAAATATGTCAGTTTCGGTCTTAGTATCTGGACTCTTAAATATCTTATCCACACGTACTTCAAGTATCCGCTGCGCTTCTGCTGCGGGGTTATCTTTCCGCAAACTTATACGTTCTATGGCACTGGTGTTCCCTGTAGTAATAGCTAACAAGTGCCAAGGCTCACCTCTTAGTCGTTCAGTATTGCTGCCACTAACCATACGTGCTCGCTGCTTACCTGAAGTGAATTGGTACGCTAGAGTACTTAAATCTTCTGGGCTAGTGTTAGTCATCTCATCAATGTATAACGGCAGGTTATGTAGTATCTCTGACCGCAACATCTTACTGGCATGTGTATCTTGCTCATCTAATACCAGAGCTTTAGGGTCACCCCAAATAGTTGCAGAGGCACGCATCGCAGTAGTCTTACCAAGCCCTGACTCCTTACTGTGTAAGTGCATAGCAGAGCAAGCTATGTTGCCCATAAATTTCATTAGGATAGAACCAAATCCCGCACAAACAACGTACTGATGTAGCTCAAAACCGGGCCTGTTATAAAACCCCATCAACTCTTTCCACTCTTCAAGAGTGCCTTTAGGTTCAAACGCAGGGAATAACCCCGCTGTTTGCGACGATGGAGGATTGAACCGAGTCCCTTCTTTAGTGATTACTTGATTTCCTAGAACAAAAGCATCAGTGCCTTCGCCTACCCATCCAAACTGTCTGTGTGCGTTATCCGCCATTGTTGTCTCCTGTAGTTGGTTAATCCAAGTTAATATGTACTTCATTAAATCATCGACGTTGGGTACAGCTACCCCCCGCATAGCCAATTGCTTTCTAAGTTCGTCTCTAGACCCAACCGCAGTGAGCGGTAGTGTAAATTCACGTACACCATCTTTCGGTAGGTGTAGTCGTAAGACCACCTGCTCCCCGATTTCAGGGTCTAGTACCCGCTGCACTACGTATATGTCGTTCTGGTATACTTGCTTTTCGTCTTCGTTACCTTCTGAATCCTTACTGTGGACATACACCCCACCATTCGCGCCTCGTAAATAGGGGAAAGGGTACTTCGGTATCACATAAGTGTTTAGGGGCGCGTCCGGTAAATCTAACGCAGGTTCCTGCACTACGTTATCTTCTTCGGTGGCTTCCTTTAATAACTTACCTATAAACAAAGGCGACCGATACTTACCACGGTTAGGACATGCTAGGCACGTCTCAGGCTTATGTTCTTCAAACTTGTTACATGTATACCGTTTATCCGATGTGAGGTTACTCCACTTTGCGTCCGTTTCCTCTGGATCGTAACCCTCGTAACCTTGCGATATCTTATGTGCCCGTTCCCTACTACCATCACTACAGGCTTTTAGTATTGATAGCATCCCACGCCATATTGGTTCCGATACTTCGTTCGGTTTCGTTAGTGCGTCGTGTAACTGTAGACACCCCTTCCCGCCCTTAGAGCGTTCAATAATACGTTTGAACTTAAAGTCTTGGTTTTCAAGGGCTGCGTGAAACATTGCATTGGCACCCTCTACCCTTCTAGAGGGAACTGGTATCATGTCTGCACCAAGGAGCATGGAAAAGCTATCGAAATCAACCAACGTCGAATCCGTTGGCCCTATAAAATCTACTTCTACAGGGTCTTCCGGTTTGTAGTTGTGCGTCATAGGTACCCGCAACACTCGTGCGGCATCCGCCGTGACTGCGGGATCAGCTAAAAAGTTATTTTTACTACATAAAACTTTAAGGCGTTCTGCTACAGGTACCCAATCTTCTAAACAGACTGGTTCTTTTAGTACCCAGTAAACATGTACCCCACGACCAGAGTTAATCAATGTGGGGCGAGGTAATAGGTTGGTCTTGCAAAATTGTTTAAGCGCAGCAAGTGCGTCTTGTTGAGTAGCAAATTCTTTGGATGGGCCACAATCTAGATCTAAGAAAAACGTTTTTACGTTCTTGACGTTACCTACCTTGCGTGACTTATCTTCTCTAAAAGTCGATAGGGCGAAGTAAACATCATAACCTTGGTCATCTAGTTGGTTTGCGTTATCTATTAAAGCATCTATAGAAGTAAAAAACTTTTGTATTCGTCGATCCGTCTTAGTGTTAGATGCAAAAATACAATATAGTCCATCGTTTGCTAGGGCTTCTTGTAAAAATTTTCTTGTTTCCATAGCTATCTCAGAACCGAAAGTTACCACGGCAGGGGCAGATATCCGCCCTCTTCGGTATTCCTAGCCGTGGTATAGTTAAGCGTGTGGGTAAGGTCTCGCACCTACCCAAGATAATTGGGTCTAGTCGTCCCAACCGTCAACGATTGCACTAAGATCAGCTTCTTCTTTAGGTGCAGGTGATGACTTCACCTTAGCTACTTTCTTCGGTTCTTTGACAGCTTCTTCAGTTTCTTCTACATCAACTTCTACTACATCAACTTCCTCGGCTGTCACCGGGGCAGACTGGGTAACATCTGCAAAAGGACTTACCTCCACATCAACGGTAAAGCCTTCCACTGCATCAAACGGGGATGAGGTTTGCAGCGGTATGTACTTGGTAACTTGCACTGCTCGTAACCGTAGTGATACCCCTGCTTCTCGCATGTTGTATGGGAAAAGAACGACTGCAATGTTTGCAACACTACCGGTAGTCAAAGCAAAATCTTCATCTAACTCCTTATTCCCTGCGTCATATTGCTTAGGTTTGCTGGTAGCCTCTTTACCGTACGCCCCTTTCAACGTGGCTTTACCAATAAACATACCGTCATCAGTCTTCTTGAAAGGCATGGGGATCTTCTCAGGCCATTTAGCCTCACGCTTTTCAGCGTATGCAGCCGCCATAGCGCCCATCAATTCTTTAGCCTGTTTATCGTCCATCTTAAACTGCATCGAGTAAGACGCGCCATCGTCAAATGGGTCACACGGTACACTACGATTTTCCGCTGTATCAAAGCGGTAAGTTTTATTGATACGTGGGTATAATACTTCAACACCTTTTATAAGGTAGTTCATATATGTTTCTCCAAACATTTAGTCATTTAATTTAAAACCGTCAACCTCATCGAATGGGGAAACACTCCGATCTTCTATAGGCACTACGCTTAACGTAATAGCAGCAATAGAGTCTTCGTGATCCACCATCCCCTTAACGGTTTCATGCTCCTGCTCTTCTATGGGACGTATTGGTCTGAAGAAGAGTTTTGGTATATCGCTGTTATCATCGAAGTAGATACTCGTTATTACAGCGATAAAAGGCGTCTCACGCGCCTCAAGGTACCGTGCATAAGCACGGAAGGGCATAGCCCCATTTACTGCGTCACCAAATATAGAAGTTGGAGGTAGTTGTAGTTGGTAAACTGTTTCCAGATCATCCTTTAAAACAACTGCCAAACGCTGCACAAAACGACATGCGCGGCTAGCACCCCTACCAGAACCTCTAATATTGTGTACGCAATCTACACAACGCCCAGACTGTCTTTGCTCATCTGGAACGTCTAAAGCAGGTGTCTCGGTATTATTCGACCAGCAAGTAGGCGTAGATACTTTATCGGCATCGTACTCGCTTTTGTAATATATTCTTGACCGGTAAGCAATACCCACAATAATAACTTCAATGCTATCTCCACTTTCTAATGGTATACCCTCGAATTTTTTATTGCGGATACTAATCCTTTTTAAGTTAGTGTCCATTAATAGTCTTCATCTATACCCAAGTCAGGGACTTCGACCCGATCATCTTCTGGACTTACTTCATCCCATGTTGTGTTAGGTACATCTTCATCAACCTCACTAAGCAACGCTTTAGTAACGGCATCAAGATCATACCTGTATGTCTGGTTAATGTGGATGTAAGTATTTTTAGGTATGCGTCCTTGCTGCATCCAATTACGGATTAGTCGCTCAGATACCATAAAGTGCTGGGCAACTTCTTTAATTGAAACTAATCGGGATGTCATTTTTTGTTCCTTCTAACGGTTACGGTATATTCTGAATTAGAGTTAAGACCTTTAGGTAACAACTCAGGATTTTCTTCCAAGAACTGTTTCATATTCTTCTGGTTAATCCGTTTGTCTAATAGTGAAGGCTCACCGTGCTCAAGAATAAACTCGTGCATCTTGTCCCAATCACTAGTCCAATACGATTGCTTAACCGTCCTATAAAACAAACCCTCAGAAGTCTTTACGCTATCCACTTCATGCTGCTTGCAGTGGGTTAGCAAAGCGCCTTTGACAGTCTCTAATTGCTGCACTAAGGGTGCATCTTCCTCATCAAATTTCGACTTTAGTTCTGAACGCCGCTCCCGAATCTTTATATAAGTCCTGACTAACTTATCTAGGGATATAGATTCTCCACCGCCCATTTCAACCTCCTTAACTTATCGAGCAAACGACTATAATGGATAACTATGTACTACGCAAGTAAATCGTTGTATAAATCAATCATTTTTGTATGTACGTTGATTTTATTGTCCAACATAGCATAAACACGCTTTTCTATGGCCGACCCTTGCAATTGCACTACCGTACACTTGTGGTCTTGGCCCGACCTATGTACACGGGCGTTGGCCTGTGCGTACGTTTCCAGTGAACTAGTTGGCCCCCACCACACCACCGTATTCGCCGCTGTCAGGGTCACTCCGTGCGCCGCTGCTTGGGGTTGGATAAGTAGTACCCTAGGGTTTTCGGTTTTTTGAAACTGCCTAAACGTTTCTGTGCGGTTCGAGAGTGACACATCACCACGAATAATGGCAGTGCTAATACCGTCGTTCTCTAGTTTGTCAGTGAGGATGTCTATAGCGTGTCTAAAGGGCACGAAAACCAATACTTTTTTACTGGATTCGTCGATTACTTCACGTAAGACTCTATAGCGGTGTGAGATATCAAACTCTAGCGTATCTCCAGCGTCGGTGTAGACTGCACCACAAGATATTTGTAGTAGTTTGTTCATGTTAACCGCTGCATTGGCAGCAGTTACTTGCTCCCCCGCTGCGTCCATAATCATTTTATCTCTTAACAACTTATAGTATTTAGTCTGTTGTCTGGTAAGTTCAACTTCCCGTTTTACATACACCATCGGCGGTAAATCTAGACACTCATCCTTGGTGAATCGAATTGCTGGTTGGAGAACCCTGAACACTGTGTCAGTTGCATCTTCTTTAGGTACCCAACGAAAATTAGTTACCTTGTACATTACTTGGTCTCGAAATGATCCAGCAAACCTAGGCACTGCCGCAGGGTTAACAAGCCTAGCCAAACCGTACGCATCCACTGGGCTTTGTGCCGCAGGGGTACCGGTCATCATCCATAACCATTTTTCAGGGGTCATCAATGCGTTGAGCGTCTTCCATCGTTTGGTCTGGGGGTTCTTATAGTGGGTCGCCTCGTCCACAATGATTAGGTCAAAACCACCATTTGCCACGGCGTCCGACACAATCTCAACACCGTCATAATTTATTATCACGTAGTCAGCGTTACCCCCAATGATCTCTCTGCGTTTCTTCGCTGATCCATAAGCCACATCAACCGTTCGGTGCATTGCAAACGTGAACAGATCATTACGCCACGCGGAATCCATGATAGACAAGGGGCAGACAACCAAAACCCGCCGAATACGACCCACATTCATAAGGTAATCTGAGGCCCAGATCGCACTAGCTGTCTTACCCGTACCCTGCTCGTTGAAGCAGAACGCTCGCTTGTTCATGGTAAGAAACGATGACGTGGTTTTTTGATGTTCAAAAGGGGTGTATCTACCTGTCCATTTATACTTCCCTTCGATAGGAGATGGCACCTTTATATTTAAATTTTTAAGTACTTGAGCCTCATCGATACCCCAGTTAACCACTACTTTGTTATCAGGTAGTTCTTGGCTTTTGGGTATTACCGCTGTTACTTTTTTGGGGTTGCGAAGTCGCAAGAGCAACGCCTTGTTATCTAAAATTTTCATATATTTTCCTGCTAGAAAAGCCCTGCTTCGTCCACAGATAGGGCTAGGTCTGCGATATCGGTATGAACTACCTCTGGACTAACCTGATTTTTGCACCCTATAACTGGAGGATATAGGGTACGTTCTTTAAAGACGCATCAGGCTAAACGTCTGGGAGATTTCTTTTTCTTCTTTAAGTTACGGCTACGGTTGGCACTCGCACTCTCCACCTTCACGCCGTCCTTGTTAGTGCCGCCCTGTGCTAGGGCTTTGTTATGGCTAACATCCTTGCCTTCTCGCTTGTCTGCTTTGCCATTCTTGTTCGCGTCTTTACCTGTCCTGTCCATTTCACGTCTAGCTTCCTGTCGCGCCATACGACGCCTGAACTCTGGACTATCTGGTGATTTGTTTACTTGTTTCTTTCGGTCTGCTTTATTTCTATAAGGCATCTAACTTCTCCCGTGGTAAGTGATACTTAATCATTTGGTGATTCTCTAAGTATGGGCGATCAGTTACCGCCTCAACCGTCATGAGGTGTCCTACTTTAGCTTGATAGCGTAGAGCACTTTTTAAAGCATCAACTTCGTGCGTCCAATACCCGTCTACCAACCCTGTCTCTGTATCTACAACTAAAAACGATTCTCTCACTAACTTCTCCCGTTATGTGGACATTCCAACACCACGCAATGCGCTCTGCATAACCCGCTAGGGCTAGTGTTCCAAATATCTTTATCGAACGCGGTCTCCATACTCATGTAGTCCCGCAACCATTTTTCCCACAACGGCCCTTGGTCGTGCGCCTCGTAGGTATCTTTTATTAGGTCATTAGAGACTACAAACAGTAGCCCTCCTCGTACCTTCTTTATATCTGGGAAGTGTTTGAACATAGCCATCGCCATCAGTTCAAGCTGCCCCTTATCAGCATAGCGTGCGTTTCGGCCCGTCTTGTAGTCTATGACCCACGCGCTTTTGTCTTCTTCATCTAGGATAACCAAGTCAGCTACCCCACGGAACCACACATCTTTGGCAAAGAAGTCGCAGGGTTCTAGGTTCTCAGTCAACCCCATCTTGTATTCGCATAACTTCTTACCGCGTTTAGCGTTTAAAGCATCTAGCGCGGCCTTGGCGTAATCAAACTGAGGTGGCAGTGGTACGTTATCCCGTACGTATTCTTCGGCTGCTTCATGGAACGCAGTGCCGTAGTACATCGCTTCGGTCTCAGGCTCCGAGTAATCCTTAGCAATCTTTAAGTGGTAAAACTTCTTAGGGCATTGCTCGAATGCTTTTATCTTACTGAACGACCAAGGTGCTATGCTCATTTACCATCTCCTAGAGCTACAAGCTGTTCAAAACTATAAGGCGCGGCAATGTGCGCTCCTTTGTGGCCACTACGGCCTTGGTATTTAGGAGATAGGGCGTGTATATATAAGCTCTCCAACACGTTTAACTTTTCTTTATCACAACGTATAAAAGCATACGAATCAAAATCTTTATTTTTAGAATGATCTGCTAACCTAGCGGATATCTGTACTGATTGACCTACATAAACTACGCGGTTACCTTTTACCAAAAAATAAACACCGCATTGGTTTTCAAAAGACTCTGCCTGTGCCACTATCTCCTGCTCAAGCACCATGTGCTTGCCTGTTAATGTATTACTAAGCACGCTACTTTCAACAAGATGCGTTACTTTCCGTTCGAACCGTTCTATTTCTTTTCCTAAGCGATACCGCTTTAGGGTAAGTGCGTCCATAGCATGTTCATGGTACAACTCATCAGCGGGTTCTATTTTTTTACCTTCACCCTTAGCACGGGCCACTAAATCCAAGACCCTGTATACTTTCGGGCCTATGATACAGTCCTTCCTAACGCTATGCTTTTGTCTTTTGTACCTTATAGGTTTATTTTGCCGTTCCGCACGGGATATATAACTCGTGGGTTGTATACCATCTACCTTAAACCACTTATTCATAACGGCTGGCCTTATCCAAGCCCGTCTTTGGTCTTCGGGTACGCAGGAAGGCCACCAGTCAGATACACTCATTCGCCCCCCTCGGCAACGTAGTCGTACGCGTCTTGTAGTGCGTCCATAAGATACGGTATCTCTTCAACGCTGAATGTCACCGTATCCAACCGACCGCCTTCCATCTGATTAATCATAATAACCAACTCAGGATCATCCCCTAACGAGGCAACCCCAACGGAGCTGACGACCATCTCGCGGTCATCTTCTCGCATCGCAGGCTTAGATTTGTAGTGTATGTGTAACTTGTTCCTGTTAGCGTGCTTAGTTCTGTGTTCTTCGAAGTCTAGTATCTCAGTCACTCGCAATCTCCATAAGACTTACCTATACCGGACTCACAGTTAACGGGCATCCCTGCTGCCCAATGAGGTGTCCAGCGCATACAACTCTCGATATACTCTTGCGCTTCTACTACTTCTTCTTCGGGAACGCAGCAAACAACGGAGTCGTGAACCGTCAGGACGACCCGATATCGTTTAGCAATTTTTAGCATCTGCTCCCCGATTATGCAACGCGCAACTGCTTGGCAGACGTTCTCTATCACCTTGCCACCATAGATCCGGTTTCGGCCTCGTCTAACTTTGTAGGTATACTCCACACCTCTTTCACCTTGCTCACCGGCCAACTCGTCGTACCGCATGAGTAACCCAGACGGTAGCATGATGGCTTTCTTGGCTGCGTCAACTGCAACAACCCCGTCAAGCCCAAACTGAACGCTGTCACCTCGCGCCATATTCTCTAGCATGTAGCCAGCGTCACGCCATAAAGTCGTTATCTTAAAGTTAGCTTCACGGTACACCGAGATAACCCTGCGAGCTTCATCTAGATCCATATCGAACCCGAAAGACTGCAACTGTTCTTTAAACCGCACCGCTCCCATACCGTAACCGGCACCAAGTATAGTGGTCTTACCTACGAACCGCTGGTCCTTAGTGACATCTTCTTCTCTGTTGACGCCATATATTGACATCGCCATCTTCTTATAAACATCGTCACCAACACGGAACGCT